CAAAGAATACCTCACCACAAAATCACTATTGCCAAAGATTTTTGGGTCATTTGAATCGGGTAGATGGACCGCCGATGATATCGTTATCCGTCAGCGCACCCAAGCCCTTTCCGCCGCATCCATAGCTACGACGGGTGTCGAAGCAGAGACCACCTCAAGCCATTATGATTTGATTATTTTGGACGATATCCAAGGCCTACAGAATTTCCAGACACCGGAACAAAGAGAAAAAGTCAAACGCTTCTATCGCTCCATGATAGATCTCCTAGAGCAGGATGGAGACATGATTGTGGTGGGGACCAGATGGCATCTGGATGACGTTTATCAGCACATCTTAGATACCGAAAAACAATATTTTTTGACCCATGTCAGGAAAGTCGTGGAAGACGGGAAAATCCCGTTTGCTAAGAAGTTTTCTAAGAGATTCAACCCCATCACAAAAACCTTTGATCCGACGCCTGCAGGTGAGTATTGTATGGACTTCATAAATTATTTGAAGGCCAGTAAAGGGTCGGAATTTTATTGCACACCGGCAGAAACACCAATTCTAATGGCTGATTGGCGCACTAAACCCATTGAATTCGTTAAAGTGGGCGATGAGATCGTAGGCTTCACTTTAGGCCAAGGAAAGGTGAATGGGTCGCTAGTTAAGACCCGCGTGAAGCGAACTTTCTCCAAGCAAGATCACGTTTTGAAGTTCGTTATGAAGTCCGGTCGCACTGTCCTTTGCACCAAAGATCATCGGTGGTACACAGGGAGATTCGACCAAGATGCAAATGGTCATAATCCATATGCGCCAGCACAGATTGGCTCAAAACTTCAGTTTGTCTGTCCAGTGGAGCAAAAGCTCTTATCCGAAGCAGAGAAACTCGATTGGGCTTATTTGGCCGGGCTTTTTGATGGCGAAGGCACCACAAAGAGTGGTGGAACTTTGGCAATCGCTCAGTGTGAATCCAAAAATCCAGAAGTTTTCAGAGAAATGCAGGGCGTCATGTCGAGGCTTGGAATCAGCTATGGGTCTTTTGTCCGTGACGCCAGCCTAGCCAAGCACGGAAGAAAGCATAGTCCTGGGAACACAATTTTCTGGATGCGCGATACTTTTAATGTCTCTCTGAATTTCATTCGTAATAGTCCATGTGCCAAAGCAGGACAAATGGCTGAGAGATTTTTCAAGTTTGGGAAGAAGTTCGTGCGAGAGCAAGATGAGGTTGTCGATGTCAAGTATGAGTCTTATGGAACTGTTTATGCCTTAGAGACGGAAACCGGGAATTACATCGCCTGGGGCTATGCTTCAAGCAACTCTCAGTACATGAATGACCCGATTGATGAGGAGAATCAGCTTTTCAAAAAATCCTATTTCCGTTATTGGCTTACTAAGCCTGAAGGCCTGCATGTCTGCATGACGGTGGATTTGGCTATCGGGCAGAAACAGGAAAATGATTACACCGCCATCTTAGTCTGCGGCAAGGATAAGTCACACAACATTTACGTCTTAGATTGCATTCGCGGCCATTGGCGGCCTTCGGATGTTGTGGACAATATCTTTCAGATGCGCGAGAAGTGGAGCCCTCACGTTGTGGGCATGGAGGTAAACGGATTTCAGCGCACCATGCAGTACGGCGTTGAAGAGGAAATGCGTAAACGCAAAAACCATTTTCCCATAACGGAAATCAAGAACCAAATCAACTCTAAAGAATTTCGCATCAAGGCACTGGAACCCTACTACCGTAACAATGCCGAGTCGAATAGGGATTCAGGCAAAATCTATCACGCTGAGTGGATGAAAGAGAAGGACCTAGAGCATGAACTCCTCGCCTTCCCAAAGGCGAAACATGATGACCTCTCTGATTCACTCAGCATGACTTTGAATCTATTGTCGCCCGGCATCTCCAATCAGCGAAAGCAGATGCAGCCGGGTACATGGGAATATGTCGAGCAGATGGCGCACATGAACTCTAAACCATACCGAGGATTTTTCAATTATGGCGGATAGCACCCTTCCCACACCAAAAACTGAACCTGAAAAGGTCTCATTTTGGCTTGAACGCATCAATGTGGCTAAAAAATCCTTGGAGGCATGGACTAAGGAGTCCGGTGCGGATCGTTTTGTGGATGAGTATAACGGGAAGTTTGAGATTTTTCTGAACGGTCTGCGTGGAAAAATACCCGTTCCGCCCATCAACGACGTTTTTTCCTATGTCCAGTCTGATGTCGCCTACACTTACAACCGTGATCCATATATTTCCATTAATCCTAAGGCCGGAAGTGTGCGTGGCGCAAAACTTTGGGAAGTTCTTCTTAACTATGACTGGCGAGAGCTGAAAGTTAAGGACGAAGTCGAGCCTGAGATCATTGATAAGGACTTAGTGGGATATGGCTGGCATAAAGTGGGATATGCACCTGAGACTGAAGGCACTGGAGACCTGCTCAAAATTAAAAATGAGAAGTTTTACTCCATGCGTGTGGATTGGAAAGACATGGTTTGGAATATTGGGTCTAAAACACCTCCTAAGGACTGCGTTTGGATCGCTCAGCGCATCATTCGCCCGCTCTTTGAGGTAAAACAGAAATATGGCGCGGCCGCCGCTAAGCTCGAAGGCGTTCAGTGCCCTGAGGTGGACAAGGACACCTACAACAATGCTCTCTACAAGGATGATATCAAGGTAGCTGTCATGTGGGAAGTATGGGATGCGGAGTCCCACGAACGGATGCTCTTAGCGGAAGGCCTTCTTGAACGATTCTTAGAGAAGCCAAAACCCTGGCCGCCTTATATGGACGAGTTCCCTTTCCTCATGTATTGGGACATCCATGCGCCTGGTAAGACTAGACCCATGTCGGCCATTGCCCCTTGGGAACATCAGGTTTTGGAAAAAATGGTGATTATGGCGGCCGCGGTGAACCATGTGAAACGCTGGAATCGGCAGATGATGGTAACAGCAGGCGCTATTTCCTCTCAAGCGTTAGATCAGTATGAACGAGGGGACGATGGCGCTGTGATTGAAAATAACGGAACAGGCAAGCTGGATGAGAACGTAAAAATTCTCGATTACGGCCAGCTTCCTACAGATTTTTACATGATGATTGACCGCATCTCAGCCATCCAAAATAACACATCTAGAATGCCAGAATTCCTTCAAGGTGGAGTCACTAAAACCAGTTCTAGAACCATCGGCGAGCTTCAAGAGATGAAAGCCGGTGCCAAAGGGGCAATAGACCGCCGTATTGACCGTTTTGAGACGCATTTAGAGAACATTGCCCGGCACATGCTGGCTCAGCGCAAAGCCAATTTTGATTTTGAAGAGGTGGTGAAGATAGTGGGTGAAACGCCAGAGGAAGTTATCAAGGAGCTAGGTGATCTCTATGACCCGATCACGAGACAAGTGAGTGTTCGGCCTGAAGACATAATGGGAGAGTATGACGTAGAGATTAAGGCTGGGTCTACTCTTCCTCTAGACAAAGAAACCAAGATGAAAACATTAGAGATCGTCCTGCAAGCTTTAATGGCAGTGCCGCCTGGCACGACGTCTCCCATGTTGAATGCCGTAGTGTCTGAAATGCTCGATGGTTTTGACATCAAGAGCCTGAAAGAGGCCTGGGTAGCTCAAGAGCAACAAGCTCAAGAGCAAAAGCAGATGCAGCAGGAAGAAGTCTCGGCGGATTCTCAAAAGGCAACTAGCCAGGCTGAGAAGAATTTGGCATCCGCTGAGAAGATCAGAACGGATTCCGATATACAGATGGCCACCACGATTGCCGATTTGGTTGGTGTGAATGGGAAGGAGAAAGACAATCGAGTGCCGGGCTTGTAAAAATGATCATGCTATCCGCAGTCGGACCCTCTATGATGGGGGAGTATTGATTGAGTCCTGTGATCGTTGCGGCGATCCTGGATTCTACCATTTTCCAGATGTCTATGTGGATGGGAAGCCAGATATGAATTTACCAGATGATCCAAAGACAGGCAAGCCTCCAGTGTTCACGTCCAGGCTTGATAAGCAGAGATTCTTAAAGCAGCACAAGTTGATTGAGGTAAGAGGGCGGGAACGTGGTGGGCCATCAATTCCAAGCTCAGAGCCTCAATATGATCCGGCGAAATCGAAGCATGAGACCATGATGGCCTTAAAGCATGTGAGAGAAATGGGCCGCGATCAGCGCAGGCAAGAATACTTGCGTATCACGCAGTCAAGGAGAGGATAAATTGCCATCAGTCAGTCGGAGTCAACAGAGACTCATGGGAATGGCCTTAGCCGCTAGGCGAGGGGATTTGAAGAATCCATCCAAGAAGGTCTCCAGTATGGCCGGGTCCATGAGCATGGGAGATTTAGAGGATTTTGCTTCAACGAAGAGGAAGAAGCTGGCGGAACACATGATGACAAAGAGGAGGATGTAAATGCCACCTGATCTTTCAGCGACTGATAATCCAGGCATAGCTCCTGCGGATAACCCGAGTATTTCGGGACCTGCGGGGGTTGATGTGGGAACCAGCGCAACCGGCGGACAAGCCCCAGGAGCAGCACCTGCCGAAGACCTGTTTAAGGGTGTAGACCCCAACAGATTGCCTCCTGAAGTGCGCGGACATTATGACCAAATGCTCCGCGATTACAGAGAAAAGACAGGGAAGTTGTCGGAGACGGTTAAGTCCGAGACGGCAAAAGCAGTGGAAGCGTTCAAGCAGAAAGCGGAGTTCTATGACCAGCTGATCACTCAGGAAGAGTTCGTGAGACAATGGAACGAGCATGTCCAGAAGGTCAGCGCGGCGGAATCTGCGAAGCAGGATGATCCTACGGTGAAGCTAGAAAAGAAACTTCAGGCACTGGAAGCTCAAGTGATGAAGAGTTCAACCGTAGAGACCATCAATGCGTTCGCTGGGGCTGTTGATGAGAAAGGCCAGAAGATATACAGCGATTTCGACAAATTGAACGGAATCGTTGTCTCTGAGGTTCAGAATCCCGATGGCTCTCGCCAAGAGATTTCCATGCTTGGCGTCGCTATCGATGCGGCCCCTGGGAAGACTGTCCAGGAAAAACTCGTTAACGGATACAAAACCGCTAAGAAGGTCTATGACACTATCTTCGAGGAAGGCAAGAAAGCTGGGATGGGAAGATTGCAGACGAAGGCATTTAATGGCACTCAGCCGCCATCTTCCACTCCCCCGGTATCGGGCCCTAGTCGAAGGCCGAAGAATGCTCTAGAAGCGCTTCAGTTTGCTAAAGCGGGCTTGCCAGTCTATCAAGAATAATAAAGGAGGCTCGAAATGGCAGCACCTACGCTGTTGACTTACGGGCCAGGCAATGTAGACGAAACACTTACGCTTGCCTGGTCGCACATGATACCGGGCATTAAGGATAACGTGTTCAATGAGAACACTGCCCTGGGATGGTTCTATAAGACTGGCAAAGAAAGCATTAAAGGAGGGGCTTCCATATCGCATGGTCTGATGTATGGAGGGAACTCTGGTGCCGGTTCTTACGCACGGTACGAAATGCTGAATGTTGCGCCGGTTGATGGGTTGACCCGTGATCAATGGGTGTGGAAGCAGTATGAATGCCCTGTCACGATTGATGGGTTCACGGAACGGACCGCTGGTGCGGGTGAGTGGGCTTTGGCAGATGCGCTTGAAGAGAAGAAGAAACAGTCTCAAGGAGCTATTCGGAACCTCCTGGAGACCGATATCTTCAAAGCATCTCCTGGCACTAATGACTTGAGGTCTTTGCCGAATATTGTGTTGGCTTCCGGCACTGAAGGTCAAGTGAACGGTACTACGAATTCATGGTGGCAGTCAGTGGTTAACACTGCTGGATCATGGGGATCGGGTGTCGGCCGCACGCAGCTCGTCAATACCATCAATACGTTGTCTAAACGCAATCCTGCAGGGTTGTCTGATCTCATTTTGTCCGATCAGACATCGGTCGAAGGCTATGAAGGGATCCTCGTCAACCAGTACCGCTACGATTCAGGAGAAGCGGATATTGGCTTGAAGAAAATGACCTTCAAGGGCATCCCGTGGATGTGGAGCGTTCAGGCGACGAGTGGCGTGATCTATGTTCTGCATTCTGATGCGATCAAATTCTATGTGGACAAGAATACGGATTTCCTGTTCACCGGGTTTGTTCGGCCTTCCAACCAAGATGCTAAGGTCGGTCACATTCTCATCACTGCGGCTCTGGCAACGTGCTATCGCCGGAAACTCGGCAAGACCACTGCCAACGCGGCTTAAGGAGGGCTTATGGCCTTTGCTACTAGTAACCTCGCAAGAGAAGGCTCGGGCTCAATGGCTGTGTTGAGAGGCACTTGGACTGGTACGAATGGCGATGCTTCCGGGACTGTTACTGGGTCTGGATATTGCCATGCGGCCATGTTTAGGCCTAACACCACAACTGGCCCGTCAAATGTGATTCAGACGAGGGTTTCTAACTCTTCTGGAACGTGGACCGTGACTGTTCCCTATCAAGAGACAGTCACTGCTGGGACATTTAGTATTGAATTCAAATGATCGCCTAAGTCTGCCCGGAGCTGGCGGTTGGGAGAGAGCAACCCAAGCCACAGCATCTTAGCGACAAAGGAGAAAACAGATGCAAATTCAGTTGATTAATAGAACGGACCCGGAACGGGTGCTTATCAACGTCAAAAACGTGGAAGCGTCCAGTCTAACGACCGGGTATGGTGTGTGTTTGGCTATTGGAAACGAGGATGTGGCGGCGTCTGCGGATGGAGTGAATGCCGTTATGTTCACCACCTCCGCTGAATTGCTTCCCTCATTCATCGGTGTTGCTAAAAGCGATATCGCATCCAATGCCTACGGCCCAATCATTGGCTGGGGATTCGCGGATTCAATCGCGCTTTCCCAGGAAGCCAATGTTACCGTGGGGCTTCTGGCTGGACAGTCGTTGCTTATCCCTGGCGCTGGGGCGGGAACATTCACGTCCGCCGGTGCTGCCTGGGAAGCATTGTCTACCTTGGCCGGTAAATACGTCATCAACGCCATGACACAAAGCACTAACGGTGGAATTAATTACACGAAGGGTTTCGTGCGAGCCATCTAATCACATTGGGTTATTGGCGCTGCAGCGCCAATAACACTTTCTCTGGAGAGCTATGGTCGGATATTTTAAGGACTATTTGATGCATAAGAAACGCTATTTCTGGAAGAGGCCATTCCAGAAACCGATTGAGTTGTACCGTTGCGAAACAGATCATTTGTTGCTCACTGATAAGCTGATGGCAAAAGGGCATTGTGCGGGGCATCATATCAGACAACCCGCCACACCAACAATCCTTGAGCTTGTGCTGATTTATCTTGGGATTATCCGATGAACGGGACGAATGGGAATAAGAAGATTGTTACAGTTCAAATTTCAATTCCCAATGAAGGACATACGCCAATCGAAGGATATGACAATAGAATCTGCATGGGATTCCATTTGGGCGGACTTCAGCTTGCGAGTCATATTGGCATTAAGGAATATGATGGCCTTAAATACGAATATCCCGATGGTGTGGAATTCAAATTTTATTGGTCATCCATCGGGCGTGTCCTGACGCCTTTAGCTCGGGAGCGTTTGGCGGAATGGGCTATCGAGACCAAGGTTGACTATATGCTATTCATCGATGACGATATGATCTGCCCAATGGATTTATTTGAAAAGCTATATCGGCATGATGTTGATGTTGTTGCTCCTTTGGCTTTTATGCGTATGCCTCCACATAGCCCTGTCATGTATCGAGTGGAAGACGGATATGATCCGTTACAGCGCATGGAATACTATACGACTCATGTGGTTAAAAATTATCCGAAGAATAGGCTTGTTGAATGTGATGCAGTAGGATTTGGAGCGGCGTTGATTAAAACAGATGTTCTGCGCAGAATGCCACAGCCGTGGTTCATGAGCACGACACGGAGCGGCGAGGATTTATGGTTTTGCTACAAAGCAAAGAAGGATGCAGGAGCCAGGATTTTTATGGATACCTCAGTCAAACTAGGACATATTGGCATGGCCCCGATTATTGAAGAGAAAGATTACGAAGAGCATAACAATGTGGGAGAACATCGGAAAGTTTATGGTGACTGGATGGGTTTGAAAATGAATAAGGAGCCTGTGATTGCCAAAGAAAATTGAGCCTGTGTCCATTATCATTCCCACTTTTAATGCGCCTGATATGTTGGGTCAATGCGTCAATTCGATCGGCATCACAAGGCTTTCGCATCCGTTAGAAATAATCATAGTGAATAACGGACATCCAAGATCACTGGATTCGTTGGGGAGTCAGGACTTTTTTAAGATTATTCAAACAGGCGGGCGGAATTTGGGGTGGGAAGGTGGGTTGATAGAGGGATTGAAACACACAAAATCTGAATTTGTGATGTTTATGAACGATGATACATTTATACCAATAGCTCAAGCACATTGGTTGCAACGGATGGCGGAAACATTTCATAACCTCAGTGTCGCTGCCGTGGGACCATCAACTAATGTGGTTATGGGTCAGCAGAATATGACTTACCGATCCCCTCATATGGCTTTAGAGGTATCCTATTTGATCGGATTCTGTATGTTGCTAAAGCGCAAATGCTTGGATGAGGTTGGCGGTGTGGATGATACGCTTCCAGGCGGCGATGACCTTGATTTGTCTATTCGTCTAAGGAAAGCCGGTAAATTGTTGATTGCTAGACGAGACGTTTACATCCATCATCATGGATTCCAAACAGGTACTCGGCTTTATGGCGGGCCAACGTCAACGAATGGATGGAATTCCCGCAATCGGACGGAACGAACCAATATGGCCTTAATAAAAAAGCATGGATTTGCCGAATGGTACAGATGTATTGCGGGATTATCCCACCCAGGGCTGACCAAGGGCGCAGATCATGAGGGTGGGATAATTCGGCAATACATCGTAGGTGACAAGGTGGTTGATTTGGGATGTGCCAATAACAAGACCATTCCCACCGCGATTGGCTTGGATATTATTCCAAAGGGTAAGATTATTCCATTTCTAAACGCAGAATCCGAAGGAGATATGGTTGCTAACGTAGAGAATGATCTCCCACTTCCAGATGAGTCTCAGGATACGATCATCGCTAGGCACATCCTTGAGCATTGCCTAGATACTGTGGGTGTTATGAGCCAATGGAAAGCTAAACTCAAACACGGTGGACGGCTTATCATAGCGCTCCCAAATGAAGACCTCATGAATACGATTCCGCTTAATGGTGAGCACGTCCATGCTTTCAACCCCGTATCCTTGAATCGTTTGGGAGAGTTGCTTGGTCTTAAACGGGTTGGCTTGGAATCCAGCAATGAGGGAAGTTTCATAACGGTTTTTGAAAGAAATGGGATATGAACATTCAAGGATTCATGCTATCTTATCCGCCTTTGATTTGTACGGATTATGGCGAAGCGGAATTCGCATCCATCCGCACCCTCTGTCCGGGTTTGTCCAGTCCGAAGTTAGGGAAAATCTTGAATTTCGCTGGGCGTTTCCTGGAACCTGGAGAAATATATTTGGAGATTGGCACGTTCACTGGCTATACCCTTATTGCCGCATCCCATCACAATACCAGGTTCGAGTTTTGGGGAATTGATAATATGCGATTGCTAGGCGAGACAACTACGAAAGACAAGCAGGATTGGGTTAGGGGAAGGCTTAAAATAAATCTCGATCATTTCAAGTATGGGAATCATCACTTTATTGAGGACGATTATAAAGATGTCACCATCCCAGCAGAAAAGAAGATCGGGGTATTTTTGATTGATGGTCATCATACCAAGGAAGAAGTCATTGAAAATTTCATGTGGGTGGATGATAAACTGGCCGATGAAGCATTGATCGCTATCGATGACATCTCGTGCTGGGGGGTTGGGGACGGGGTGGATGAATGGGTTCATTCCCATCGTGCGAATTACAGGGAATTCTTCAGAATGAATGTTTACCATCCCCCAGAGGATAGAGATCATTGGTCACCGGCTTTCTGGAATGGTTTATCTTTGGTGAGTTTTAAGAGAAAGGGGTAGGAATGAACCCAAGGCTTTCCTTCTATTACGAAGACCCTAGACGCATCGGTCGCAATGACGGGCCGCCGCTTTTTTGGTGGAATACCGCTCGGCGTCTATTCGGCAAGGATAATTCCATTCACTTGTTGCCGAATGGGGATTGGGCCGACCATGGTATCTTTGATTATCATTTTTGGGTTGATTGGGGGGAAGATGCTCTTATGAATATGCTCCCCTATTCTCCACAGACTCCTCCCAAGCCGAATATTTATATCGCCTCTGATACGCACTTGGGATACGATTATCGCTTATCCCGGGCTAGGGAATTCGATTGGGTTTTCTGCAATCAACTCAAAGCAGTTGAGGAATTCATAAAGGATGGGATTCCAGCTAATCGGTGTATGTGGTTGCCTCATGCGGCGGAGCCTTTGGCATACCCGAAGAAAGAGATGATCAATAGATACGACGTCAGTTTTGTTGGGAATGTTGGGTCATGGAATCGCGTGGAGTTCTTGGATCGGATGTTCAAGGAATTCCCAAACTTCTTTTATGGAAAACGTCTCTTTGAGGAAGCCGCAGAGATTTATTCTCAGAGCAAGATTGTGTTGCACATTTCGATCAAAGATGACATTGCGATGAGGCCATTTGAAGTGCTTTCTACGGGGTCGTTTTTGCTTTGTAATAACTTGCCTACAATGCATCACCTCTTTAAGGAGGGAGTGCATTATGCAGGGTTTGACACGTTAGACGAGGCGGTGGAGAAAGCCAAATATTATATTTCTCATGATGCCGAGAGACAACGGATAGCGGATGCTGGGTATGCTGAGTTCATGGCAAAGCATACCTATGAACACAGGCTGAAGACGGTGCTGGATATTGTTGGAGCTAACGAAAAAGTTTTAGCTTAAAGGGGATATTATGCCAGGACAACCTGATCCAAAGCCAAAGCCAAAACCATTAGTGACCGAAGTGGAGCAGATAGTAATAGAATTGGAACAATTAAAGAATAACGTTGTTCAGGGAAGTCCTATCCATATAGAAGAGCTGGATTCAATTACTAGAAAGGTCATGCTATTAAAGTTAAAGGTATGAGAAAAACCATTTAGCTTAATGGGGCGTCCTGGAGAAGGGTTTCCTCTCTCTCCTTTGCCAGGCGTCCCAAAATTGGAATAAGAGAGGTGCAATATGCAGGTCATTCGTTTGATGGGGATGCCGGACAAGGTCATTGCGTTTGATGAGCTTCCAGAGGATTTGCTTGAAGGGCTGGAAATGCTGGATCAATCTAAGATGCCAAGACATTGGCGGGATTTCATGGGGGTAAGGGAAAAGCTGATCACGATCAAGCCTTATGTTGATCCCATGACCAGGCAACTTGTCCAATGCGAGCCATTGATTCAGAAAGGACCCTTTGCTTGGGTGATTGATTGGGAGGTGAATCATGACAAGGAAAGGTGGCAAGAGATATCCAACTTCGTCCGCAGGAATTGCCCGAAGGATTTCAGGCTTTTGGATAGTCTGGAAGACATGGCTAAACCGCTTGCTCCCAATCCGAACTCAGAGATTACCCTGGAACCGGAGGAAGTCATAGTCATTCCTTTGCCAAAGAATGTGGAGAAAGAGCCTGAGATCATGACGATAAGCGTTGCGCCTCCTCCCCCTCCTGCAAAGGAGGAGATTGTAACGATATCTGTTGCACCAGCTACAGTTACAATTGTGGCGCCAACCGAGGAGCCAAAAGCTCAGGGTATCCAGGTAGCCACCCCCCAGGAGATCGTTGAAAATAAGGCCGTTTCCGCTCCAAATTTAGAGCCTAAAAAGGCAAAAAACGCTCCATGTGAGGTTTGCGGTAAGAAGTTTGATGATGGGCGTGGGAGACATTTCCACATGAGAAAGCACGCTAAACAGCCGATTGCGGCTTAAAGGAGATGCCATGAAAAGATTGCTTTTTATGTTGGCCATTGGGGTTGGACTAGCAGGGAGCATAGAGGCGGCGCCGATTGTCTTAGATGCGCCTATCAGAGACTCAGGGACTCCTGTGACGATTGCCATATCTTCCACCACTTTGACTAAGCTTCCAACAAGTCAAACCTCTGGAAGAGTAGGGGTCTATGTGGATAATCCATCCTCTGCTGGTAATGCAGATGTGTCGGGATTTTTTGGGAATTGCACCAGCACGGCATTGGCCTCTACGATAAGGCCGATTGTAATTTCCACCGCAGCTGTTACCACGGATTATTTCCCAATGAGAGAAGATGTCTGCCTTTGGTTGATTTCGTTGCAAACTGGATCGGCATCGATCAATGTTCATTATCAAGAAGTCATAAAGTGAGGTGCTCCCATCAATTTTCTAATAAGTCAGCAGGAGGTCGCCGCACAGCTCGGGCTGGATAACACTGTTTCCAATGACAACACTCTGATTGAGCGTTGGATCAATACTGCTCAGCAGATGATTGCAGAGGCTTGCGAATGGCCTTTCCTTAGAGCGTCTGCGCCGCTTATCATTAAGACTGTCCCTGACTATACGACAGGGACAGTGACGGTGGCGGCAGCCAGCACATCCGTGACGGCTAGTGCCACCATAACAGACTCAAAAGCTGGGCAATACATCCAATTCGCATCATCAAACGATTGGTTTAAGATCACCACTCACACCGCAGGCACTGCGGCCATTACCATCGATCCAGCGGCCATAGACGCCAATACCACCGCCGCCTATACCATCCGCAAGTTCCACTACTCCATGGACTCCACTGTGGATCGGGTGCTATCTGTCCGCCAATCCATCACCCCTTATGATCTTAAGGAGATGACAGCGGAGCAGTTTCATCTTTTTGAGCCTGATCCAACCTCTACAGGCACCCCGCAGCTCTATTTCATGCTTGGCAAGGATTCCTCAGACATCTGGCAAATGGGTCTTTGGCCTATACCTGATGCCGTGATCAATCTTTACATCGAACACATTAAAGCGGTGACTGACCTTTCCAGTGATTCTGACACTTCAGTCATTCCTGCTAAATGGCACACCAGCGTCCTCCTTAAAGGAGCTATTTGGCAAGGGTTAGAGTGGTCTGGAGATTCAAGGGCTCCGAGAGCCAGGGATGAGTTTCTCCTTGGTATTCAGGAAATGAAGAAGCAAAACGAGCCTTCTAAGAGGAATCACCGAGTGATGCTTCCAGTGGATGCAATTGTTCCTTCTACAACAGCGACGTTGCCGGGCAATTATCCTAGCTATCCAGGAATATATTGATGCCAGATCAAGATGAGGCAATGAATATTTTTGACTTCACGGGAGGCCAAAATAGCTTCTTTCCTGAGTTTCAGGTGGCTAATAATCAAGCGATTAGTCTTCAGAACATAAATATTTTTGATAGAGGCTTTGAGAAGCGGCGTGGCGACACTGCTTTTAATTCCTCGGCTATGGTGTCTAGCTCTACTGTGGTTACTGGCATGGGATACATGAAATTCAATTCTGGTACAGAGTTTTTAAATGCCGTTGCTGGAGCTAAATTCTTCACCTCTTCCAGTCTTTCAGGCACTATGGCTGATAAGACTGGATCGCTGACTATCACGGCTGGACAGAATAATTTCTGGACTGCTAACCCTTTCAATAACATTCAAATATGGTTTGGTGGCGCTCCAGACGCTCCCTTTAAGCATGACGGAACATCCGGAAATGCCGCCGCATTGGGTGGTACTCCGCCAAGCGCAAGGACAGCTTTTGTAGCTGCCAATCGTATATTCGCCATTTCCACATCAGCCAACCCGTCAATCCTCCAATGGCCTGTTTTGAGCGATCCAGAAGACTGGACAGGGACAGGTTCTGGCTCTCAACAGGTTTCAAAGAATGATGGGGAAGAGCTTCTCTTTGGAGTTCCTATTGGCAATAACGTGGCTATACTTTTTAAAAATTCCTCAACCCATAAGGTCCTATTGGATACTGCTCCATTTCCGGTAATCCCGATTCAAAAAGGGATAGGGGCTGCTGGAAGAAATGCTTGGGTGCTGGTGAATGGAACTATTTATTTTATTACTCCTTCAAGGCGCATGAAAGCAACCTTGGATGGCACAACATTTATAGACTTCCCATCCTATATTGATGATGTTTGGGATTCGATTACTTCCTCCAGGATTCCTTATATCCAGGGGATTTACTACCAGAATCTTGAGCAGATACATTGGTATGTATCCATAGACGCAGGTACAACGAACACGGTGGCTATTATTTGGGACTTGAGAAGGAAAGCATGGCTCAAACATACTTCAGGCTATGACTTAAACGTGGCTGCTTTGGTTCAAAACAGACGACTTTTCGGGGGGCATTATAACGGGAAGATTTACGAGAAGGATGTTGCCGCCACATACACGGATGCGTCTGAAACATCTCCAGGAACCATTGATGCATTCTGGCAGACAAGATGGTTTCCGGCCAAAGGTCTTTCCAATATTATCCACCCGCGATGGGCGGAGAACGTTGTTTTAGGGCAAAGCTCAGGAACCTTCAATTTCGAATATGGCTTTGATTTTGTCAGTAATTTGAAATCCCAACCGTTTTCCATGCAGTCTTTAGGAGGTTTGTGGGGATCAATGATATGGGGAAGCGGGAAATGGGGTCAACAAACCTCTGTTATTAGAAGGGCTATCATGATGGGCAGAGGGAATGTTTTTTCAATGAGGTTTAGAAATAATAATCCTAGTGAGTCTTTTCAGTTTCAGGGGTCTACGGTGTATTTGAGACCGAATCAAACGAGGAAAGTTTTGCAAGTATCCTAAAGGGGTAAAAATGACAGCTCCAGCGGTTACGAATACATTCTCTAATGGAACGACGGCAGATGCCTCACAGGTAAACACTAATTTTTCCGATCTAGTCACCTACATTACAAATCGTAACGATGGGAGTTCTACTTGGGATCGCTTGCTGGTCACAAGTTCCAGTGCTGTCCCTCTCATTGTCAATAATTCTACTGGTACAGCCAATATCGCAAACTTCCAGGATAATGGTACAAACGTATTCCAGATCTTAGATGGCGGCGATGTGATTATGAACACAACCAAGAAATTTTATATCGATAGTGGCGGCGATACTTTTCTCTATGAATCTTCGGCAAATGTTATGGATTTTTTTGGTGGCGGCAGCCTAAAGCTCAGACTAGCGGCGACGCAGGTGAACGTAGCTTCTGGTATTGATCTGACAATTCCGGCAACACAGAAGATATACCTCGATGGCGGCAATGATACTTTTTTGACAGAGTCTGCTGGGGATACACTTGATATCGCTACCGGTGGAGTGGTGGCTTTACAGATTACATCAGGCCAGATATTAGATTATAAACTTGCGGCGGTGGCATTAGGCGCCGGTGGCGATGGAACACTAGGAGCGACTGGTGGTTCAGGTCCATCCACAACCACGCAGAACGCATGGATCCGCGTAAAAATTGCAGGAACTGACTCGTACATCCCATTTTGGAGATAATTTGACAGCGCCAGCAGTTACAAACATATTCCAAGAAGAAGGACAAGGTCAGAAGCTAAACGTCAATTTTTCTGACTTGGTGAACTATCTTGCTTTGAGGAATAATGGTACTTCTAAATGGGACACCATCGCTTGGGATGGTTCTGGCATGAATGCCGCCAATCGGATTTTCAATGGTGATTTTGAGATGTGGGCTAATGGGACGACCGTCGCTCCAGACGGTTGGGAATTGGTCGGGGCAGCTGCCACTATCGCCAGGGAATCAACGATTGTGAAGATAAGCATCCGATCTGCAAAGTTAACACGAGCGGGAACAGATTGCAGTCTCAAACAATATCCAATCTCTACTCTTGTTCCTAATTATATTCAAGGCAGAACATTTACACTTGGATGCTGGGTTTACGCTACCGTGGCAAGCAGAGCGCTTATAACAATAAATGATGGGGTTGGTGCAACCTCATCATCATATCATACAGGCAATAGTACATGGCAATTTTTGACTGTTACGCGAACGCTGAGTAGCTCTGCCACCACTTTGGTGGTTCAGCTTGAGGTTGTAGCTGGAAATACTTCTGCTTATTTTGATGGAGCAACCATTATAGAAGGTGCCACCCCATTTGCTTTTCAACCTAAACCACTTAATTATGGCGGAAATACCATCAGTGTCGGCAATGGATATGTGGGAATAGGAATTGCGGTCCCTGAGCATTTGCTGGATGTCTATGGGGAATCAGTTGGCGGCAATAGTCCAGGCATTGCTATTGCCAACACTGCTTCCCCAACGACTGGTGAAACCTACTTGATTCAGATGGCAAAATGGGATGATGGTACTCTGGACAAAATTGCAGTTCTCCATGCTCTGATTTTGGATGATGATGCTACCAGCGGCTATGCACTGGAAGATTTACACGTCACCTATCGCGTTGGTGGCGTGAGTTTCGATGACCATTCCTTGAGATGTTTTGGCGGGCATGGCGTGACCTTCTTTTGGGATAGCGACGCGGCACCTGGGGATAAAATTGTAAAGATCAATAATGGATATCTTTGGGCAACACCAACCACTAACCAACTTATTCTGGGCACGACCAGAACGGTTACGCTTAACGCACCCACCCCCGCGACCGCATCGCGTGTTTACACGATGCCAGATATTGGTGCAGCCGCCACATTCTCTTACCTGGAAGGGACCCAAGTCTTTTCAGGTGCCAAGGATTTCAGCTCGGCTCTGGGGTTATCCAGCGGGCAAATCACTTTCCCCGCTACGCAAGTTCCTAGTGCCGGGGCTAATGTGTTAGATGATTACGAGGAAGGAACTTGGACCATGGGAATAGCCTTTGGAGGCGGTTCAACAGGGGCAACCTATAACGCCTCTTATATTACTGGA